AGGGTACATTGTATCACTTAATATACACGGTTTGCATTAGGTGAAGTAGGATAAGCTTGATAGTTAATTTTATCAGTTATAGTTAAGGTGAACGCTCCACCTGTATAATTAATAACCTTAAAACGATAACTCTCAATCGCATCACTGATTTTAATATCCTTAAGCGATGTCAAAAGGATGTTTGAATCATCCACTTTTCGCCATGTAACTTCATCCGGTCGCAGGTATTCAATATATTCAATTTCACCATCAGATATAACGCCGTTAACAGAAAAGCTTAGCGTGTGGTCGCCACTCTCTCGAATCATTGCGTTAACAGTATAAGTGGCTGCATCAGCAAGGGTTACAAAGTACTGGTCTTCACGCTCAATAATATAGCTATTGGCTTGGTTGTTATAATACCGATCATAAGAAAATCCAAATTTATTACTGCCCGACCCTCTAGGCATACGATTAGGGTGCTTCCATGTTGGGTTTTGCAGTGTCCGCTTATAAAGAACATTAGTTCCAGCATTCATTTGAGCAGAAAGGCTAGATGATATTGGTAGCCTTAGGTTTTCAGCTAATCGAAACGCAAGAATTGAAACGATAGCAGAATCAAACACTCGGTCGAACCCTGTTTCATCGGTTATATCCCCATCAAAGTTATAACCTACAATAATGTCTTGGCCTTCTAAGTCGCCCATTAATAACTGTAATTCATCCATGCCGTCATTAGTGGCATTAGACTCAGTGCTATCGCCATAGCCTAGCTTTTTGTATGCTAATTCAATCAGCTTTTGATTCGTTGCCATTAGATAAACCCAGCTCTTTTTTGAGTGTCTTAATACGCTTTGTATCCCAGCCCTCTACACCCGCTTCTTTGGCGGCTTCTCGAACTTCGTCAACTGATAATGCGCCGCTTTTGTTTGTGTCTACTTCTTTAAATGTTGGGGATTTAGATTCTTCTAAAATATCCCAAGGTGAACCCCAGCCATTAGCTCGGTATTCAGATTCTTTATGATCTTCTATTTTAATGCAATCAAGGGTAACACCTTGAAATTTAATACTTGTGCCTAATTTATACAAAGATTTCATTTTACCCCCAAAGGACAAAAGGGGCCGAAGCCCCTAATGATTTAGCTAATTGTGAACACACCATTTCGTGATGGGTCACGGTTGGTCACACCATACCAAGTAAATAGACGGCACTTCAAAGTGAAGTCGTTAATTGAACCTTGATAAGCCATGTACACTTTAGTACCGCTAGATAAAGTTTCTGACATAACCTTCATGCCGTCCAACTCACCTAAGTACTCAAGCGGTGCATCACCATTGATGATCTCAATTGAGTCATTAGTCCAGAACATGTTTGTACGCTTATTAGCGGTATTCAAACGAACTGGAACATCACCAGATGTGATCTGAGTGGCAATATTTGCATAAGCCTTTTCAGCAATCGTTAGTGAAGCATCATCAAGAGCGATAGGTTTAGGATATACCTTAACATTATTGCCTGTGATGTCGACAATCTTGAAGGTCATTTCTTGACCAGTATCAGTCTTATCGTGCAAGCCTAATGAGTTGATACCAGTGAAGCTAATCCAGTCACCAACCGCAAAACCTGACGCGTCAGTAAATGCAATAGCGTCTGAGATGCGGTAATCAACTGGCAAGATGATACCACCAGCCTCTGTGCGCTGAGCTACTGGCTTCTGGGAAACAGTAGTTGCTACAGTAGTAGTTGGAGTTGCTGAACCAGTGATAGCCGGAAGGTAGCTTGATTCGTACAAGTTAGATCCAGCTGTGTTGTATGCAATCATGCCATTCTTATAAACAGTCTCAGGAAGGCCATTCATATTAGAGCGGTTTGCAATATCACTAGATACTATTTGAGCATCACGGTCATTCAAGAATACAGTGGTACCCATATCTTGTGCAGCTTGACGCTCACTAAGCATGGTTGTAGCCATTTTAACCGCATCATAACCAGTCTTACCAGTAGTGCCATCAACTGGCGCATTATAGAACAGCGAGCCTGTATCTTTTACTACATTAGCAATACGAGAGTTTTGATCCGCAGTCAAACGAGCGGCAGCGGTAGTTGCCCAGCGCTCCATGAACTGAGGGTCGCGGAAGTCATCAGCACGTAAAGCTTTCAGACTGTTACGAGGGCTTCCCAACTGTGACAAATATGACATTTCAATGATGTCGCCAAAGTCTGAGTCGTTAAAGCCCCAACCATCCTGCACGCCAGTTTGCTGCTCAACTTGTCGCCAAATACCATTCTGTGCGTTTTGTAGCTCTGCGCCCGACACGTTATAAGTGTCAGCTAGAACCGCCATTTGTTGCTGTTTTTCAAAGTGATCTAACACATTGTTAAACGCAATTTTTACCTGTTTACCTGTATCTAAAGCCATGCTGGCCTCCTTAATTTAGTTCTGAATAGCTAATAGAGCGGCCAAGTTTAGCCTCAGCCTTCTTTTTAGCTGCACGGAAAGCAGTATTATTACCACTATCCAATAGAGCACTCAGCTCTTTCTTCCAGCCTTCCGCCGATGCAGTAGCGCCACCACTTAGGCCACTATCCGCTTCTTTTCGCGGGCCGCTTGTTTTCTTTTGGTACTTTAAGCGCTTATAACCAAGCTTAAGTAATTCAGCATTAGCTTGATTTGGTGTCATGGCTAAGATTTTTTGCGCTTCCTGAGGGTTGCGCCCAAGGTAGTTAACAGTTGCCACCGCTTCTTTAGTGTCACCACCAAATAATTCGGCTATATAGGCGCTTGCATCAGCACCAGCGACTTTAGATAATTCCTTTTCGGCATCATCAAAGCCTTTAATGTTCATTTCATCGGCGGCAGTATTAAAGCTTTGTAGGGCCTTAATACGTTGTCGCTCAGATTCAATGTACTGCTGGCGCACCTTGGTTTCATCTAATTGCGATACCGTGCGGGCATTTTGAGCCTCCATCAACCAAGCAACATTGCGCTGGTTAAAAGCAGCTAATGCACGATCACGGTCGTAATCATATTTAGCTAACCCATCATCTGATAAGTATTCGTTAATATCAGGCTGGGCTGGCATTTTTGGCGCAACGTGAAGCTGTTCTTTAAGTTCATCCGGTGTTTCACCAGACTCTACGCGCTTCAATTGTTCTTCTAATTGATTCGCTCTTTTTTTAGCTTCTCGTTCCTCAATTCGCATCTTAGCAAATGCGACATTTTGTTTGCGCTTTTCATCGGAAGGTTCGATGTCTCGCTCGACTACTTCATATTCTTCGGTTTCAGCTTCAATCTCTTCTGTTTCAGCCGCCACAGCTTCTTCATTTTGATCTTCTAGCTCAGGCGTGGCTTCCTGCTCTAGTGCTTCCACTTCTGTCAATGTTTCTTCTTGCGTCTCTTCTTGAGTGCTCATGCAATAGTTCTCCAGCATGGTTGGGTAATCTCGCCTTATGGCGGTGTTTGCATTTTAACACCAGATAGGATAAAGCCGCAAATTTTCGATAAATTCACGGCTTTATTGATCTAGTCTAAAGATATGTTACTGAGAAAAGGCCGCACCAACTTGGTCAGCCAGTTTAATTGAGTTATCAATCTGCTTGCCCTGAATATCAACTTGGTCTTTCTGAATAGACACCCCTGCCTTAGCGGCATCTACCTCAACCTTTTTACGCTCAGTTAAAGCTTTGAATTCATCAATCTTAATCTTATTAGCATCATTAACTTCATTTTGAATAGCGGCTTGACCTTCCATCATTCTAGCTTGAGCCTCGGCTTGCGCTAATTGTGAGTTAGGATCTTGCTGCTGTGCTGCCTGTTGTTGAAGCTGCTGCATGTACTGCAATTCTTCTTGAGTCTCAGGTTTTTTAAGCCCCATCTTTAAGCGCTCTTTATTTATGTATTCTTCAAATGCATCATCCGCTGGAATATCTAACATTGATAGATATTGAAGCAATGCAACACGCCCTAATGGGTCTTGAGGGCCAAGATCACGAACAACACCTTGAAGGTCTACCATGGCCTCAGACTTCATATCCTGATAGCGTGGGCCTATGTCTGTATAGACTTCCATTGATGAATCTTTAATCTCATTCTCAATAAAAGGCTCACCATATTCATTGAAGCTAGGTTTATTTATGGTTACATATTGAGCCTTATCATCCTCACTCATTGAAACGACTTGCATTTCATCAGTGTAAATATCAGCGGCGATAGACATGTAAACCTCACCATCACGCCGCATAGCGGTGGCTAGTGAGTCTTGGAATATAAAGGTTTGCATTTGGTTTTGAGAATTAGCAAGGCGCAATTGCCCCTCTGTAACACCATCACTCATTGCATTCTCACCTACAATAGGAGTAACAGTTACATCATTAACCGCTTTTTCTGTCATTTGCAGGAATTGTGTCTCAGTACCGCTAATTGTCGGGCCTTCCATATATCCTAATGGTTGCATAGGTAATGGATTACCCGCTGCGTCTTTAAGGTTGAGCATATAATAAGGGTAGTCAGCATCTTGTAGATACATATGCTCATAACCCTTAATTTGCTCAGGCGAGAAGAACGGCTTGCGGCGTGGCGAGCGGCCAACTTGGTCAGCTATAAAACTAAATGCCATATTGTGTAATCGTTGCGGGTCTTTCGCGCGGCGAACAATGCCCTCCCAGTATTCTTGGCCTTCAATGAATCGCCATTCACCAAACAATGGGATTAGTGGTATGTGCTTGCCTGAAATTTCAATAGGACCCTCAATGATACCCTCACCATCAACAATATACTTATTAACAATGCGGCGCGTTACCTCTTTTCGCCCTACAACATCAAACCCTTCATCGGCTGCCTCCGCTAGTTTTACTTTAGAGCGGCGAGGGACTGTCATAGTATTACCCATGAAGTCCTCTAAGATGAATACCTTTTGTTTCTTTTCTTCAATCTCATAGTACTCACCAATATAATGGCGCTCACTTGTAGACCAGCCAAAAGTATATGAATCGGCCGGACGCTTAAACGAGCTAGGCATGCGCGTATCAGCATCAACCCCGTAATCGTTTAGTAAGTCCTTGTAGCCTTCATCAGTGTACCAAGTAAGCAAGCAACCCCACTTTGCATCACTTTTATCCTTGCGCTTAGATTGAGGGTCGAAAAATAGAACATTATTAGCTTCATGAATTGGTTTGCGGCGAATTACCTGTCGCGTCTCAGTGTTATCCCCCTGATCTTCATACTCTGTAACAATACGCCAACCACCCATACCAGCGCTAACCTGACAATCTACAGCAACATCAATTGCTTCTTTTGCCATGTTTGAACGCATAGATGCTCTATACATACCTTGCAGTAATTCAGCTTGCTGCTTTGATGTATTACTATCCTCTGACGGCCTAAAGCGAACCGATATAGGATTTGCCAGCATCTCACCTTTAATTTGGCGAAGCTGTCGGGTAATTATGTCAAACTGACCCCTGTACTCATTATCCGAATACTCTTCTAACGTTTCATCCCAATGATTATAATGCGCAAACTTCCAATCATCAGCTCCGCGATCTCTAGTGTCTTCTGTGTTCGTATATGCCTTATCGACATTCTGCTTAATAAGCGTTGCTTTATCTTGTGACATTATCGCATCCTGTACGACTTGATTTGTGGTGGCAAAGTAACATTCACATTAAGCCTAACAGGCTCTGAAAAAGTTAAAGCCGCGGCATCCCCGTAATCTGGACTAAACCCATACTTGCTTTTTATTTTATCTTTAGACCAAAGAACGCGCCTATCATTTGAGTCTCTATCATATGGACTAGCGCACAAATCAGCTTGTATTTCGTCATGGTCTGGAATATCCGGCGGCATTGATTCATCATCTAGCCACTCCGACATTTCGCCCCATATCTCATTTCGTTTGTTTTTGTACTTCTCTGGGTTTAAAGCTGTTGAGCCAAAGTTAATAGCCCTTATTCTACCCTCATACCCCAATTCGATCAATCTATCAACAATGTCAGCACCAGATCCAAAGTCCACAAACATCATATCAGGCTTTTTGCCAGCAATAGGGCACACAGTATCAAGTAATGATTTGCATATAGCTACATTCTTACCTAGGGCGTTACACTCTTCACCTGAGTAAGCCTTGTGATCATATAGCTTGCGACCTTGCCTTTTTATTGTTGCAAACCTATCGCCACCCCTAGACGGATCAACACCAATGATAAGAGGACCACTACCATTTGCCTTATTAATTCTAGCCTTGGCACACATAGCAGGCGTTATAAGCCCATCGCCACCTGAAACCTGAAAGGCTTCTGCCGCATTGTTTGGATACTCTTGCTTGAAAGCCTTCTCGCCATCCATGCCGTCAGTGGTTAATTCAGCTATCTTTGAGCGTCTCCACATTAATTGAGCATGTGTAAGGCCATACTGTTCTATTAATTTAAATTCATCATCAGTAGGCAGGAAGTCACTAGGCGCTTGCTTTGTGTATTCAACCTGCCAAAACCATGGAACAAATATAGGCTCAAACTCAGACAATCCTTTTTCTGCCAACTTCCATTGCTCATGGAAAAAGTTACCAACACCATTTGCAGTGCTTTCAAATATAACCTCAGTACCATTGGCATCAGGTATTGCCTGCATCACCCCTTTCGTGTGCTCTGATGCGTTTTGCCAGAACGCCACCTCAGAACCATGAAAATATTGTATTGTCTGACCACGCCCAACCGCTTTATTACCAGCTGTGCCGATTTTATAACCTGAATCAAGTAGATCAAAATGCAGCTCTTTTGCGTTGGCAGCGCCTACAGAAGGTTTAACAAATTCAGGTAGGTTCGAATAATAGCGCTCTGTCATTTCAAACAAAGCGTTAGTAGATTCACCCTCATGTGTAAGTATGAAAGCCCTAACGCCTTTATTGTGCGTGGTCTTCCAAAGGAATCTGCCCTCAACATAGGTAGACATACCCTGCTGACGACCTTTTAAGATAATGGCACGTACACGCCCTGTATTTTCTATCTGGGCTTGTAGTTTGTCGTGAATGTATTTCTGGGCGCTATTAAGCACCAAAGGCATTAACCCTTGATGCTTTGTTCTTATTCTTAAGCAATTACGTGAATAGAACTCAAAGTCATCTTTTAGTAATTGTCGCTTATCCATTACTTAAGACTTTCAAGCCATTCTTCATGTGACATTTGAACCTGTACTTGCTCTTGCTTATCACGCCATCTTTCAGGTCTACGGTTTTTAAGCCAGAATATACAAGCTGTTGGGTCAGGTGGTAGCTCTTTGGTAGTCTCCACTGCTGCTGGCGATTCATCATCATCACCGCCACCATTCAATCGAGTCTCTTTCACACTCATACCTAAGGCACGCTTAAGAAGCGCATTCTCTACGCCATTGGTATCAAACTCATCTTTGCCCTTTTTTAAGGACTCCATAAAGCTTGGGTGCTCATGCTTCCAATTGTTCAAAGTTGACTCAGCTATGCTAAAAAGAGCCGCCAATTCTTTATCGGCCGCCCCTAGCTTACAATGCAAATAAGCCTGCTTGTCATACTCTTCTTTGTATTTTGTTGGTCTGCCTGTTTCCATAATATCTAATACCCCTGTTGAAGGTTGCCTCAGTATATGCACAGGGGTTAGTCTAGCCTGAGGCGCACTAGAAACCTTTTATTTTTTAAGCTCTTTCAAGTTCTTGTAAATCAGTATACTGGTTAGTGTTATTCCTGCCAATGTAGCAACAATGGCAAGTACATCTTTAATTATACCAAGTGTTGAGCCTACCCCTGCGAACATAGTAGCACCTGCAACAACTTGGCTAACCTTAGGATTAGTCATTATCTGCTCTGCTATCGGAGTCACGGATTTTACTATGCCGCTCATATATATTATCCCCGATTACCCATGCCGCGCTTATTGTCATTACTAAGCCAGCTATAAAAATGACCATCAATTCCATCTTTCTTGTCGCCGCCTGTTTGGACAATTAGCCTTAGCGCCTCGACTACAACAAGAACAGCGCAAAATCCATTATATACACCTACTGGCAGGTAAGAGTACCAAAGCCAGAATCCAGCAAAGTTTGCCAGCATGAATAATAAGCAAATAATTTGAAGGTGAACCACTAACTCACTTCTCTTGCCATTAGGTTTGATTAGTTGAAGCAGTCCAATAGAAAGCATTGATAAACCCATTGAGCCAATATAATAAATCTGGGCTTGAGTCATCGTGAAATATTCACCAGCCATGCTAGATAGAAACACCTCGTGCAGTATAACTGGGAATATCAAAGCAGTAGCGCAAAGTAAACGATGCAAGCGTTTAGCCATGACCGATGCAATAATAATTGAGACTAACAAGAATAAACTAAGCATAAGGGGGTTTCCGTCCTTTACCTTTACCACCTACACCAGCTATTTTTTTACCTTTAGCTGGTTTTTTAGTTGGTTTTTTGACTGGCTTTTTAATTGGCTTCTTCTTTGCTGGTGTGCTTTTCATGCTAATCCCTCGTAAATTAGTTAGATTCTAACAGTTTTATGATTAAAATCTAACCCATTGTTATTTGTTGATCTCGTAAAGGTAAGCACCTAAACGATTTCTTGAGCTTAAAGCTAATTGCAGGGATATAGCATCACCATCCTTTGATAATCGTTTAATTATCACCTCAAGCTCTCTCAGTGTCTTGGTAAGCTCTGTTTCCATCTCGTTTAATCGCTTAGCTTGCATGCTTGCCAATTTGTCTAATCGGTTATAGCTGGCTTCGTAGCTTAGATTTGGCTCGGTCATCCCATACCCTCCATGGCTATCATCACAAGCAGTTCGCAGATTGCACGGAGAAATGTTTTATCTGCTGAATAACCGTCCCACCTATCACATACCCATCCACTGCCATCGTAAAATGGTGATATAGAAAGGTAGTTTTCAATAAACAAAGGCATAGTAAGGTTGTAGTCGGATAGGTAGTTTACTTTACCTATTTCGTATCTTGCTTCGATCACTACACTGTAATCATCAATATCAAAACACGGAGGGTACAGCCAAACCATAGCCCGATTAAGCTCTACATCAGTTAGATTTGATATTTGTTCGCGTGTTAGTTTCATTTTTCTAGCTCCTTTAGTAGTGCGTCGGCACATGCTAAAGACCATTGAGCTAATCCAACTTCATCAGTATTACAAAAACCTGTGCCACTCATGCTATTAGCTTGAACTGCCCCGCCACTATTTGAAAGCAGCCCCTGCATAGCCATAGCTGCAAAGTGCTCGCGCTTGGTTATACCATCTGAAAACTCGACCGGAATAACCCTAGTCACAGATCCATCAGGCATATGCAAGGATTGCTCAAGTATTTGTGGCATTGCTGGCATATCTGCGTTATTCATGCCGCCACCTCCAGCAATTTCAATAATTCTTCTTCATTCGTGACCTGCCCATAATCAATAGGCTGGCCATTTACGATTAAATACATGTGATCAGTGTCGCTGAACACACCAACGCTTAACATCATTGCATCAAATGCCTTAATCGCATCCACTGCATTGTCCATATCTGCCTGCGTGTCGATAGTGCTATCAATTAGCATTAGGGTTAGGTTTTCGTGTATTGCTTGCTCTAATGTGAATTTCATGGTGTTTTCCTTTGAGTGAAGCTTAATTATGAGGGATATTAAGAAGGGTGTAATTGGCCAAATCTTCCAAGCTTGGCCTTTGTTTGGTAGTTTTTGCTAATAGAGCTTAAAACCCTTAAACCCGCCATGGCTAGAAATAAAAACAATTAAGCTAATTAAAGCCATCGGACCAAAAATACTAACAAAAAGTGATGATCTAATCTGATAGCTGTAGTGCTCTTTTGCTATACTTGGCCAATTCTTTTGCTGATAGGAGAAATAAAGGCCGTGATTAAGTACACCACAGGACACCCAAAACAATAAAAACCAAATCATTCTTCAATCACTCCTGCCGCTATTAATTGCGCCCTTGCATCATACTTAGGCGTTCCAGTTTGAACCTTTAATTCTTCTTTGAACTGCTGATTACTAACAAAAAAGAATATAGCTAGAAATAAGGTCATACATGCAAATACAAATAGGCCTTTTTTGTTATTACCCATGCGGCACTCTCCCTAATTGCACAAGCTCAGTTTCTAGCTCTTCAATTTCAACCTTATTGCACTCATTCTCAAAGCATAATTTTTGCAAACTTAATTCAACTTGAGATAGCTTTTCTTCTAGCTCGAATAGATACTTGTTAACCGCTTCAAGCTCAATAATGGCCACACCTGATAATTTTATCTCTGCATCCTGTGCAGCGTTTAATGCTTCGCGTATTAGATTTATTTTATCGTGCATCGTACCTTCCTTTTTTAAATATCCACTCTTGGTTTTGATTCTAGGTAGTGCTCAGCCTCTTTTATTGTTTTAAATTTAATCCCATCTAGCAATATTGATCCGTCATTATTATTAACAATCTCCACTCCACGATTCTTGCAAGGTTGGATTAAAGAGAAAATATATCGTTCATTCATCGTACTTTCCTTTGGTTGATTTGATAGGGTAACTATAACACATTGCATATGCGCATTGGCGCTAAAGTTTAGATAGGTTAGGCGGGGGATTTATCAGGTTTTTAGATTGGTTTTTTGTGTGATTAGTGTCAAGGGGTAGGTGCGGCCCGCAGCTTGCGAGGACTCGGCCCCTTGATACGGTATCGCTTGATCACGCTCAGTCTGTGTGGGCTTGGATGGCTTTTCTATCCAACCCACCTGACGACCGATGGCGAATCGCTCCCTTTAGGGCGGGGGGGATAAAAAAAGGGGTGTTAACCCCTTATAGTTATTAATTGGCAGTCCATTAGTGTTTCCACTATTGGTATCTACTATGTACACAGTGTTCAGAGCTATCGAGATAGTCTCTTATAGACTGTTTTAAATACTCTGCCCAACCACCGGATGGCTTCTCACCAAACCCATAAAATATTTTTTGAACAATATCATCTGGCAATACGGTCAACTCAAAAGATGGATCATTGAGTATTGATTTGGCATATTCATTACAGTAGTTAGATATCTCAGCTTGAGACTCTAAAGCAATTTTTGCAGCCTTTATTGACTTCTCACAGGCATTTCCAATACTCACAGATTTTCCCCGTATTAGTTTTATTTTATCGTGCATCATACTTTCCTTGGTTGATTTGATAGGGTAACTATAACACATTGCATATGCGCATTGGCGCTAAAGTTTAGATAGGTTTGGCTGGGGATTTATCAGGTTTTTAGATTGGTTTATTGCCAGCTTTCAAAGTCGATATATCCAGTTTGTCCAGAATCACGCTTTTTCTCTATCTCTTTAAGTTGTTCGCGATAGTGCTTGGCTATGTCCTTTTCTTCTAATTTTGGAACCTTTAGCTTTGAATCGCGCTTTTCTCTTAATACTTGAATAGCGCCCTCGCCTATTTCCTGTTCTAACCACTGCCCCGAATCGGCAGGATTGCCGCCAAACCATTGATGGCACCCAAAGCACAAAGGCAAAGCGTTCTCTTTGCACCAGCGGATTGTACGGTGCCTGCGTGAGAAGTTGTGTGAACAATGCAAACCAGAACTAGATTTGTCATGTTGTGCGCCACACTTGTAGCATGCATAAGCGCTTGCAGCTCTTATGCATCGGCTAAATGCCTGATCTGCTGGATTTATTTTTATTCCCATTCTAATTTAACTCCCACACATTTATATTTGATTCTTTTGCAAGCCTTATCATCCCTTTTGTTCCTACACCACCACTAAACGCAACAACGCAATCAGGATTCCCAAATTCAATCATATTCTTATTCCTAATCGGCCCTGCCTTATTTCCTAGATTTTTCCAGTTTGCGTGGAATGTACACCTTGGTATTTTATTCTTATCTGCCCATATTGCAGCATGAGCATCAGCACCACGAGCGCCACCTTCAATAATAAGGTCTATACCATGCTTAAGATTCAACTTGTCCAAGCAAGAGCATATAAATTCAAAATCATCATAATTACGACCACCGCAAACCAATACTCTCATATCTACCCCTCATTACTTGGCCAGGGCACTGAAATACCTAGCTTTTGTGCTGTGTGTCGGTTAAGTACTTCATACACTTTTGTGTAATCATCTCGCTTTGCTTTTGCTGTGCTTTCCTCGCCTGTTATAGCATCCTGTAAGGGTTTCCACATCAAAAGCTTAATTAGGTAAGCATTCCAAGGTACATCAATCTCAGGCTTTATTGTGCGTTTCATATCGTAGCCAGCATCATTTAAAGCAATGGCCAGCAAGTCAAAGTATTTATGCAAAGCTTTGTTTTGCTGATTACTTCTAGCCTTGCCCTTGTGCTTAACCTCAACATCTAGGTATTTGTACTCTTCATAAGATTGCCTGAGACTGTCTATTTCCGCTTCTAGGCTTTCTTTGCTGTTGATAATAGTCACTGTAGAAGCTCTTTAACTTCATCAGAAGTATCAATGCCTCGGTCTATAAGCCATTCAATATACTCGGCATCATCATCAATAACTTCATCGACCGTCAAGCCTTTGTACTTACCAAACTCAAGCTCAGTATCTAAATCAAGCGTAACGCCTTGATAGTAATCTAATACAGACATTCAAATACCTATTGCCAGATTCTAATAAATGTTAATACACCATAAGCAGCCAATGAACAAAGCATAGCCAAACTAAACAGTGCAGCGTCACCAATACACCACGAGGCTATTAGCGATATAAAGAATGCCAACATTGTTGTGTTTTGTAGTTTTATAATCATAAGTCACCTTTGTTAGATAACACTATTATCACAGGGACTCTGACGCCCTGTATCGTGTTGTTATATTTTTCTTGAACCATAACCTCTAGCAACCATCATTAGCTTAAATTCAGCTATATTGTCTGCAAACGTATTCACGTCCTCATAAAAAATACGCCAAGCCTTGGCTCTTGTTTCAGCTTTCGACTCTGATTTGTTTGTATCCTTGTGGTAAATCTCGTACATAATTTTTTCATCTAAAATATAACAAAAAATTCAAAGCGGGCGCTAATTTCTAGTTAATATTGCGGTTAAACCCCTTTCGGGGCGTGTTAGTTAAAATGGAATATCATCATCAAAATCATCGAACGCATTTGAGTGCGGTACTTGCGCCCCTACCGCTGGGGCTGGTTGAAATTTCCTTGCGGCGCTCCATTCTGGGCTTGCGCGTAACCGTTATTAGGCGCTTGTGGCTGGCCAGTATATGGCTGCTGCGGCGCTTGTTGCGGTGCGTATTGTTGATGCTGTGGTGTCTGTTGTGGTGCTTGCTGTGGCGCGTATTGCTGCTGACCTTGCTTATGGCCTGAGTGTACATAGCCAAGCTTACAATCAAGCAGTTCAATGCTTAACACTAATCCGTTATTGCCCTGAAATTGCTTGATCTTTTCAGATTCCGCAGTGATCTCAATAACTGCACCCTCAACTAAATTAGATCGGAAAAACTCAATTTGTTGAGTATTATTTGAGAATACCGCCGCCTCGTAATTAGTCCATTCTTTTTGTTTGGTTTCGCGGTCATAGTACTGCTTACCTAGGCGAATGCCAAAGCCAGTATAAGCGCCAGCTTGAAATTCATTGGCAGCCTTATTTAGCTTTCCTGTGATTGTTGTAGCCATTATATTAACCCTATTTTGGTTAGTTCGTTTTTAGTGTCCGCTGCTAGTTGTGCTAACAGCGCTTTTACTTCTTTGTCGTTCATTTAATACGAGATTTTAGTGTGTTTAATTAAACCTTTGGCTATCAGTGTCACCGCTGTTTTTGCGCCTTCTTCTGATAAGCCTCCATCAACAAAGCATTGCATAGCTTCATTGTTAATTTTCTTTTTGTGCTCAATATCAGCTTCACGAATAGCGCGCTCATTTTCCGCCATTGCTTCATCTTGTAAGCGCTTTTGCTCAGCCTGAATTAATGCCTGCTTAGCCGCTTCCTCTGCTATTTGCTTTTCACGCTCAATTTGAGCTTGCTTCTCTGCTTCTCGCTGCGCTTCACGCTCTTTTGCTTCCAATTCCCATAATCGGTTTAGCTGCAAACCCTCTTCATGGTCTTTTTTAAGCTGAATAGCGGCCTCTTTTTCATCTTCAATACGCTTCTTTTCTGCAAGAACTTTTGCACGCTTTTCATTGTAGTCATTAATAAGAAGAGTAAATGGCTTATTTGCATCTTCTAGTCGTGATTTAATGCTTGCCGCTTCTTGCTCCACCTTAGATTTAAAGTCTTTTGCTTTGTCGATGCGCGCACGGTCTAGCCTCTTTAATAGGCCATTAATTACAGCCGCCTTGTCTTTTACGTATTTGCGCTGCTCTTTTCCTTCCATATCAACATAAAGGCCATCATATGACTTAGCCTCTGACTCAATAGCAGATAAAGCTTCTTCTGTTGTTAGATCGTTAAATAAGATTACTGTGTTCATTATTTATTATCCTCTTCCTTTGTGTATTCACCCCACTGATAGCGCATATTACCTTTTTCGTCTTTTGCAGCTATAAATGAAAGCTTCCCATCTTTAAACTGTGTAAGCCATCGCCATTCTTTTAGCTTTAGGTTCCAAGTTGCCTTTGGTGGGTTCTTTGATAGATCAACTTCGTTTTGGTTAAGCTTTACCTGAATGACAGGGTAGTCATAAAGCTCACGACCAATTCCCCAGTTAAAACAGGCTCGTTTAAACGAATCACTTGCGAGGCCTTTTTCTTTTTCAGCCATCGACTCTGTGCCTGTGTCTTCTTTATTAACCCACTGTTTCTTATCATCACACCAAATTGAAACTGTACAATTATGGTTTGAGTTTGAGTGAGCTCGAGTCCAATTTAAAGGCCCAACCACATCATCTAATCGTTTTTGATCAGCCCTTGCGTCCTTATATGCCAATATTGTTGCATATCCACCCTTGTTTATTGATTGAACCCTAAAATCAATTTCAGAAGAATTTAATGGTAATGAGAGAGCCTTAATGTCCATTAGTTAACCCCATTAGCTGATAACTGGGCTTCTAACTCATACTGGCAACCATAGCCGCGGTCGTAGTCTTCACCCTTTCCTGATTGGTGTGGCTTTCCTTCTTGGCAGTCTTTCTGACCTTGTAGAAATAAATCTGTATTCATAACTTAAACCTCCAAAGCCTTGATTAATTCTTCTGCGCAATACTTAAAAGGCGCAGGCACTAACCCAAATTTGGATTCAAACGGTGATGGGTGGTTATCATAATCATCATGTAAGTGCGCATAGTCACAGCCAACTGTTTTTGCTTCGTTTTCTTTCTGCCAATCATATTCCATATTGAGCGGTTTAATTGTTTTTAATTGGTCAAAAGTGCACCCCCCGTGAAAAGGAAGGTCTTTTAGTGCATCATTATTGTCATACATCGGATGATTATCAAAAACATGTGCATAAACATTCCAATTCCATTTAACAGAATCAAACCATGCTTTAACTTCGACACTGTGAGTGCTTGTTTTCTTTACCCAGAATGATACTGATACTTGTTTCGTTTCCATGCCTAACCCCTTTGATTGTGTAAACACATTGTAACCCATCGCACACGCGCATTGTCGCTAACTTTTCGATAGGTTAAACCTTAACTATATCGGATTTATCGATAGGTTTGATTTGAGCTTCAAGCTTCTTGACTTCATTCTCTATCACTTCTTCAAACTTAGCCCGCGCTTGCTCTGGTGTATCGTAAGACTTAAACCCGCTTTCAAGCTTAACCACATACTTTACGGTTTTGCCTGTGGTGCTTTTTTGATAGCCTAGTGATCTTAGTCGCTGCCTAACGTTTTCTATATCACGTTTAATTTCGCAATTATCAAACTGGGCATTACAAGCTTCTATTGTCTTAAATGTGCCGCGGTTTACTTTATTGCCGTGATTACTGTGAATACACTTAAAGCCTTTGCTTGTTTCTACACTCATTCCTTTTAATCGACCTGAGCGTATACGTTTTAATTCAGCCTCGCATAGCACCATTTTTGCAGATAGGTCTAGGCTTGGTTCCATTCCATAGTACATTATTTATCTTCCTTTATTGTGTATTTACCGCTTTCGATAGAAGATATTGCTACATTAATTAAAAGGCATTTGGGACGAAGACCTCTATATACCGAAATAGGCTTTTCCTGCTCTATTGCCTCTCTTATTTCTTGCTCAACTTTTGCTATTTCCTGATTCAAATCAGCCAGCAACTTATCACCGTCTAGTTTCATTTTAACAATCCCACCTTGACTCTGGCAGAGTCTTAACATACTCACTATACAAATACTTAGAAAACTCTAAGTCTTTTATAATCCAATACCTAGCGCTGTCATCAGGCATGTATTTTTTTATATTCTCTATGTTTTCATCTATTTGCTTGTTGTAGTAATCAGTACTAACTGGCATTGTCATAATTAACCTCCAAAAGATACGCTAACCATACTGGCTAGCCATAAAATAAATTCAATTACACCCCATCCTATTAGTCCTACTATCACTACAAACACAGGAACTAAGCCATCTAAATTAGCCATCACTCACCATCCTTTTCAGTTAATTCAAAACGGCAACCTGCATCGTATAGCTCGCCCATAATGTCAGCTAAATGTATACCGAAATGCTTAGACGCTCTTGCAGCTTTATCTATAAACTCCTCGCGCTGGTTTTTTAGTGGGCGTACTTTTGATTTATGGTGCCGTGAAATCTTCCCAATATGATTCTCCACAATATATTCACCATTTTTAGCAATCCCTATATAATATCTTTTGCACCACCCATCCAATACTGTGCTTACCTCACACTCCTCCCCAACCTCAGGTTTCCACTTATCCTCTGGGCGCTTGGCTAGTAGCTCACCATAAGGGCCGATCTCACGCCTAAATACACAAGAATTGTAATTGGGATCCCAATAGCAGAAATTATATTTAATAAGAGTCTGCTCATCCCACCACTTCGGATCCGCTAGTTGTTCTTTTGTTGGTTTCATTGGTCGACCTCCTTTATCGCTACCAATCTTGGATGCACCCAATAACCAATATTAAGCCTGTCGCTAAAGACAAAATGGAAACCATCATTATCTCTTGTTTTCCAGTATTGCAACTCTTCACCACAATACTGACAAACATTAACACAATCGTCATCATCGCCTGATGGGATTCCACCCTCTGTTAATATTAATACTTCGTAATCTTCAATAATTTTTGCGTATATCATCTTCTTCTCCTTTGTTTTTACCCATTATCCAGCTTTAACTCATATATACAGTGGCAAAAACTACCAAATATAGGCTAATTCATTGGCATTTTCTTACAGGTTAGCATCGGTTAAATGCTAGTACTCTGACATCTTTAATGTTATTTGACTTTTTAATTTCATCAACCGCATCATTTAGCACTTCCAGCGATTGACCAAATAAACTAACCCTAGTTAAATGTATGTAAACCCATTTAATAACTTTTTCATTTGTTGAATATTCAACACTTATAAAATAATTGCGCTTAATCATTTTATCTCCCCTATCTCAATCAACACGTCTAAAACCCTAAAATTATTTTTATCTATTCTAACAATTTCGCCTGAAACCAAGCTAAGCGAACCATCAACAGAAATCAATGAAGAACCTGCACGCTTTTCGAAATTACCAGCATAAACAACCTTTCTACTGGTAAAAATATCAGGATCTTTGAATGCTTTTATTGCTGCCTTAATTCTATTGATCATAATCAACCCCTACTTATAGAAAATATTGTGATCTGGCTTACTAAAGCGTAATTCAGCTATCTTTTTGCCAAAGTGAGCAAAGCCCTTACCTGTTACGCGGGTGTTAGTGCGAGGCTTGCCGTTGTGCTCTGTAGTACTTAGGACTAGATAGCCAGAATTGATATGTGACTGATAGGCGATATTGTCATAATTCAGGTACTTAGCGGCTCGTAGCCACTCCACAAACTTATTAGGCTTAACCTGTAGGCGCTTTCCAGCATCACGCATAGATAGGGTATGGTCGTCATTAACGATGGATTCATGCAGTTCAATGGCGGGTTTAGCTTGTTCTAAAGCAACAAGCGACTTTTGTTCTGACTCCTTCGAGTCAGCCCATGCCCTAGCAGCTTCAACAGGGTTGTTAAAATCAGGGAGTGCTAGCTCTTTTGATTCCAGCTCATGCCAGCGCTTTATAACCATCATTCTAGCTTTTGCGCTATATCCGGTTAAAAGACATTCTGTGTGAGGTTTATCTAGGTGGTATTGTGTTTGTTTACGGTTTTGTGTGTCTAAATAGGTATGAGCAAATCTGCTCACATCTTCTTTAAGGTCATTAAGCATGTTTACAATGTCACGCTTAACGTCTGGGTGGCGCTTTCCTGTCAATTCAGCGATTTCATGACTGGTCATGACTTTAATTTGGGATTGAATTAGATTCATTAGATATGCCTTTGAGATGGTGAGAGGCTTACATCTGCGTTCGTGCGGCCCAAAGGTAAGCCCACAGAATGCTCTCATTATATTTACCAGTGCACGACTACCGATTTGGTTATTGTAGCAAGATCATTATCCGCCTTGCAACTCTTCTATTTTAAGTTCTAGCTTTTCCACCTCGTCTTCTAGGTCGCTAACCTCCTCTTCTAGGTCGCTTATAGAATCTTCCAAACCTTCAATTTGCGCCTCTAGCGCTGCTGTTTCGTCTTCACCCTCAATATCACTAATTATTTTAAATAACCTATTGATTGCAAAGCCTTTTTGCTCTTCATTAAAGTCCTGCCAGTTAATTTCTAGCTCTTCTTTCGTTAAATTATTAATAGTAACTTCATGCATTATATTAACTCCAATTTTGAACCGTTAAACAT